TATTGATAAGAAGGGAAATATACTTTGGCCTTCTTGGTTTCCTAAAGAAGAAATTGAAAGGAAGAAAAAGTTTTATGCAGATAGTGGTCAACCTCAAAAATTCTATCAAGAATATCTTATGGAGGTACAATCAGAAGATGACGCTATTTTTACAAGAGCTCACATTAAGTACTGGGATGGTGATTTCAGACATGATGCAGAGTCGGGAATTAGCTACATTGTTATTAATGGCGATGCTAAGCCAGTTCTTACTTTTTGCGGTGTTGATCCCGCTACTGATTCGATAAGGAGAGATAGTGATTTTTCAGTTATCATCACCGTTGCTGTTGATATTAATAACAATGTTTATGTTTTGGATTATATACGCAAACGTTCTTTACCTGTACTTGGTATACCGGGTTCTGATAAAAAAGGAATCGTTGATTATATGTACGACACAAACAAGATCTATCACCCAAGAGTATTTACAGTTGAAGACACAACAATGTCAAAACCTCTCTTCCAAGCAATCAGAGCAGAGAGCCTTAGACGGAACGACTTTAGCCTTAGATGGCGTGAAGAAAAACCGGGAACACGAATGTCTAAAAGAGATAGAATACAAGAAATTTTATCACAAAGGTTTGCGGTGGGGCAAATCCATATTAAAAAAACTCACTATTCACTTCAAAGGGAGATTATAACATTTGGACCAAGAATGGCCCACGATGACGCAATTGATGGACTCGCTTATGCGTGTAAGTTTGCATATCCCCCAAAAGGCCTTGAAGAAGGCAAAGAAGGCTTTACTAAAAAGAAACGTAAAGCAAAAGACTGGGTAATAGCATAGCAATTATTATAAAAAAAGGAAATAACAATGGTAAATGAATTAAATAACGCTCAAGTTGATAGTATAATGGGAACTGATTATAGTAAAGAGGAAGCTCCCTTCATCTATGGGCCAGGACATTCTGATTACGAACAGCGAAAAGAAGGTCTTATGCACTACTTGAAAGGTGGTGGCTATAAAGGGTTACAGAGCAATATTAAAGATTCAAAAGTTTCAGACTCTATGATAAATTCAGCGATGAATACCTTTTTTAAAGGACAAGATTGGGATCTAGAAGAAGATTTAGTAAATAGGTATTCGCAGAATCCTAATGATAAAGATTTTGAGCTTGCTATCCATGGCGCTGTGATGAGTCCGTATACCGATAATGATGGAAAGCTTCGAGTAAAAGGTGGCTTAGAGGCTTTAAGTAAAAATTCTAAACATGATCCTTCATGGAAGGGTGGAAACCTAGAAAGAAATGTTTACGCTCCAACTTATTAAGGGAATTTAATAATGGCTAGAAAAAAAGCAGCAGATAGAATAAGAGAAGTATTCAATACTGCAAATAATGGCACGAGAGTGCAGTGGCAAGCTATAAATCAAAAAGGTGAAGATTTTGCCAATGATAATCAATTATCTTCAGCTGAAAAAGATGCTCTTCAAGAAGCAGGCATGCCTACATTTACTATTAATAGAATAATACCTATTGTAGAAATGTTAAATTTCTATGCAACTGCTAATAATCCAAGATGGCAAGCTGTCGGATCAGATGGGAGTGATGTAGATGTTGCTGCTGTATTTTCCGATGTAGCTGACTATGTATGGCACAATTCCCATGGAGAGACTTTACTTTCAAATGCAATAAACGATTGTGTCAATAAGTCTATTGGATATTTGCAAGTTACTGTAGATCCAGATGCAGATAGAGGTTTAGGAGAAGTAAAGATAATACAACCTCATCCTTTTGATTTATATGTAGATCCTAAGTCAAGAGATATATTATTTAAAGATGCTTCATATATAATGATAAGAAAAGTTCTTCCAAAATCCCACGTTAAGCAATTATTCCCAGGAATGGATGCTAAAATAAACAAAGCTTCCAGTATGAACTATACTGACTTTGATTATTCAGTAAAACCCAAAGATAGCGAACAAAAAGATTTTACAATACATGATACTGACGATCCGGTGGATATGGAAGATGGAATGAAGACGGAAATGATGGTTGAACTTTATGAGTTATTTGAGAAAGTAAAGACACCTTTTGTATCTGTATTTTACAGGATTCCTCCCTCGCCTGCTCAGTTAGAGCAAATAAAACAACAACTTAATAAACAAATGGCTGTTATGCAGGCAGAGATGGAGGTTAAATTAAAAGAGACATCTGTTTCATTACAACAGGCAGTCCAATCTGGAGGAATGCTTCCAGAAAGAGCTGAATTAGAACTTAGGAAAGCTCAAGATGAAATTCAAACTCAGCTTCAAATTGCTGAAAAAGAAATGATGGCTAAGCTTCAGGAAGCAACAAGTAAGACTGAAAATATATCAATATCTAGAAAAGAATTTGATTTACTAATGAAGGATGAGCAATTCAAGGAAAATGTTATTAGTGCAGTTCCTTATCATACAACTAGAATTAAACAAACTTGCGTTGTTTCGGATATTTTATTATATGAAAAAATATTAGACGAGAAAATAACAGAATATCCTATTGTGCCATTTCACTATAAATGGACAGGGACTCCTTACCCAATGAGTGCTGTAGCTCCCCTAGTCGGAAAACAAAGAGAATTAAATAAAGCTCACCAACTTATGGTTCACAATGCATCATTAGGTTCAAGTTTAAGATGGTTGTACGAAGAAGGAGCTATTGAGGAAGATGAATGGGAAAAATACTCTTCAGCCCCTGGGGCAATGCTAAAATATAGACCAGGTCATAATCCTCCAACTCCTGTACAGCCAATGCCGTTGCCTAATGCATTTTTTGGCCTTGTGCAACAAGGTAAAGGAGATATGGAATATCTCGCAGGAATTTATTCCTCAATGCAAGGAGATACTCAGCAGCAGCATGAAACTTTTAGGGGTATGCTTGCTATGGATGAATATGGTACAAGAAGAATAAAATATTGGATGAAGAACTCTATTGAGCCAGCCTTGAGACAATTAGGCGAAGTTGTAAAGCAATATACTCAATCTGTATATACAGCTAATAAAGTATTTAGACTTGTTCAGCCTAATGCTATAGCAGAGCAGAGAGAAGTTGAAATAAATATTCCTATTTATAATGATATGGGTCAAGCTATTGGAAAATGGAAGGATTATGCATCGGCTAAGTTTGATGTTAAAATTGTAGCCGGTTCTACTTTACCTATTAATAGATGGGCATATTTATCTGAATTAAAAGAATTAATGCAACAAGGGGTTATAGATGATGTAGCAGTTCTTGCTGAAACAGACATTAGAAATAAAGAACAAATTATGAAAAGGAAATCCTTATATGCACAGTTATCAGGGCAAGTTCAACAACTTTCTGAAGAGGTCAAAGATAAGGACGGCACGATTGAAACCCTTGAAAGACAGCTTGTACAAGCTGGTATTAAAGGTAAAGTTATGCAAGCTGAGGTTGAAATAAATAAAAAGAAAGAAGAAGTTAAGTCTTCTATGGGTAAACAATATACTGAAACCGAAGGAAAACAAAAGCTTTTACGTAATGTTATGAACAATGAAGTTGAAACAAGAAAAAAAGAATTAGCTTTAGAAGTAAATAATGCTAAAAAAGATTTGCATACTAAAGAATAGCGTATTTAATATATCATATTAAAATATATGAGGATATATGTCAATTGAAGATAAGGATGTATCCGGCAACCCTTTTGAAGGCCCCGATACATCAGGATCTGAATCCTTTTTTGATCAATTAGATGATCAATTAGGTACAAGAGAAATGGAGCAGCCCACTCCAGAACCAGAACAGGTAACATCACCACAAGTGATCCCCGAAGCAGCTGGCCAACAAGGGAATGAACAAATCGCTACAGATAATACTAATTGGAAGAAGCGATATGATGATTCGAGTCAAGAAGCTAGAAGACAACAAGCCGAGCTTAAAGAGCTCCAACCTTTTAAGTCTGTAATTAACTTCTTAAAAGAAGATTCAGGTGCTGTAGAAGTACTACAAGGATATTTGAAAAACGGTGGGCAAGTCCCTACAAATGTAAAAGAAGAATTATCATTAGATGAAGATTTTTCTTTTGACATGGATGAGGCTGCTCAAGACCCAAATTCAGATAGTAGTAAGTTGTTAAATAAGATGGTTGAGAAAAAAGCTCAAACAATAGTTAATGACACTTTACAGCAAGAGCGGCAAAAAGCAGTAAGTCTTCAGCAAGATCAGATTAAGCAAAGAGAGCGAGAAGCTTTTAAGCAAAAAATGAACTTTACCGAAGACCAGATGGTTCATATGGAAGAGCAGGCAAAGACTAAAAGAATGACTTATGATGATTTACATTTATTAGTAAATCGTGATCAAGTTAATCAAAATGTACAAAAGTCTACTCAAGAAGATATGATGCATCAGATGCAAGCCGTTCGGAACATTCCCACCAGTATAGGTGGAACTAATAACGCTGGGCAAGGTATGTCTAGTGAAGAACAGACTTTCCAGACAATGTTTGGGAATCCGTTCGAAGATGATGAAAACCCGTTCTAGGCTAAAGTAAATTTTCTTATCCTAGCCTCAGAACACTAAAATGAAAGTGAGGCTATATAATGGCTGATTATCCACAAGGAACAGATATACCGAATCCGGTAAATCTACCTACAGGTACAGGTACTCCGCATACAATAGAAAACCCTACTCAAGGACAACCTTGGGGATCAAACAATTTTGAAGTTCCAAGTACAAATCAAAGAGGTGGTGATAGAGGTGTTTTAGGTACTGGAGACTTAGGACGTAATTATAACTTTGGTAATACTTACACAAATCTTTCTTTTCAGAGAGATCCTTTTGTACATTTATTAACAAAATTCAAAAAGAAACCAACTGATGACTTTAAGTTTGAATATGCTATTAAAAGAAATTTAGCAACATTTAAACGATATGGTTATGCTGTTGGTATTGGTGGTACAGGTAGCGTTGGCGACCTTGGTCAAATCGGAACTACAGGAACAGAAATACTTGTAGATGCTGGTGAGACATCATGGGGCAATGATGCTTTAATTGATATTCTTGCTTCAGGTGGCTGGAATGTTGATGAAATGCCAGAAAAAGGTAAAAAAATCAACGTTTTAATGATGGGTGATTACAAAACTCATGGAAATATTACTAACAAAATTGGTAATACTGATAATAACGTTGCTTTAGGCGCACCATTAACTAAGCCTAATTGGTTTTTAGCTAATCAAGTAGTTCGTATTCCTACTGCAGATACAGCAGGTGGTGCTATTAATGGTTATTGCTTAGTTAAAGTTCTTGGTGTAAGCGATGTAAGAATTGATTCAAGTGATAGTACAACTAAAATAGCTGAAGGTGTGAATATTTTTGGCGTAGTTGTAAAGCAAGAGTCTAATTCTACTTTCTTATTTGGAACAACAGGAGATAGCACAGCTGCTTCTTTAGTTAATGTTGATCCTAGTACTGGTGAAAATTCTATCGCTCAATACTTAGAGCCTAGAAGATCTTATATCTCAGGTACTGCTTATCACGAAATGAGTAGTTATGGAGATACTTGGAGACAACAACCATTCACAACTGATCATGGTCAAACTCAAATTTTCAAAAAGACAGCAATGATGTCTGGTCGTGCGATGGCAACTAAACTTAAGTTTGGTGAAAATCCATGGAAAAATGAGTGGCAAGATAAAATGACTGAAATGACATGGGAAATTGGTCAAGCAGGT